CCAAATCCTTGAGCGTCACCGCACGCTGTTTGAGGTACATCTTCACTCCGGGGATAAATCCCAGAATAGAGTCAGAAGACGGGTGCAGCCTCACCCACTGCGCAATATCAGGATACTTATTCTCTATAGCATCAGCTAGTTCTGCATTACTCTTCTGCTTTATTAATGTATGGAGGAGAGTCATACAGCTTCTAATGCCTCAATCTTACTAGCAAGAAGATTAATAATTTCTTGCTGATCTTGAATAGATTTCACCATAAGTGGAATTAAAGCAGTTGGAGTAATTGTCCAAGGTTCTACAGCAGGATCAGCTCCGCCAACTGTTACAGCTTTTGGATAAGCATCATATAACTCCTGTGCAATGAATCCTGTTGAAGCATCTCCAGAATTTTTCCATGTAAAATCTCTTACTTTAATAGCTAATAAAGACTGTAATCCGAGTGTAGAGTAGGTTATGTTTTCTTTAAGTCTTGCATCTGACGTTGAGAATAAAGCTGGAGTCCCTGCATTATTATATAAGCCTCCCACAGATGAACCATTCTGGAAAAAATCAATCCAAGTGCTGCTTGTAGTAGCAGTAGTAGAGCCTTTATCTAGTTGTATACACTTCGTATCACCTGTTGTAGAGGTGTTAATTATTTTATATACATAGTTGGTTGTAGCTGCAGTTCGTTGTTCATTTCCTTTTGTATCATCAGTAATTAATATAGGGGATACTGACAGATTAGACACTCCACTAGTGATAATAGAATAGTCAAAGTTATTATTTACAATACGAATATCTGTTACATAGCCAGAAACAAAGGTCTTTGAATCATCATCAAGTGGATCAAAAGCCCCATTATATTCATAGATAACATATCCATATGTAGCTGCAGTATCCTCCAACTTATTCGTATTATTTGCTATTAGAATTCCACTAACAGGATATACATCACTAGCCCCAACTTCAATCAACCCATTTGCAGAACTATAGGTTGAACCGGCTACAGTTTGATTATTAATATCCCTAAATGTGTTGTTAGAAACATTCAAATTTACTGTATAACCAGATGTTAAATCTGTTCTAGCTCTGTATACAAAGATAGGAGCACTATCAGTATTCTCTACATAATTAGAAATAAAGTTATGGTCACAACTATATGCGGTAAAGAATACTCTCCCTATATTATAAAAGTGATTATTTACTACAAATAAAACTGAGGCTCTAGTATAAATAGAACTATGGGAACATCCTTCAAAGTAGTTATTCAGGATTCGTAAGTCTGAAACTTTATCATAAAGATAAATGTGGTGTTTGAATCCCACATTACCTCCAGTATTACCGGTGAAGTAATTATTAATTATGTCACTATTTAAAGCAGTTTCTGCAGACATTCCTATAAAATATAAAGCGGTACTTGTACTTCCAGCAACTCCACTATCGAATCTACAATCTTTAATTGATGCAAATCTAGCAGAAGCTCTAATACAATCAATACCAGATTGTGCTACATCAAAACTTAAACCAATTATACTAATATTATCTATGTTAGTAGTAGTTGCTGTACTAGTTGTAAATCCATTAGTTTGTACCATAGCATTTCCACTAAAAGCTGAAGCTACCGTTTTTAATACAGAAAGATTACCTCCTTTAAAATTATCCCCTATCAGGGTTTGATCTTCATATATAGTAAGAGTTGTTCCAATAACATAAGAAGATCCTGTGTCTGGAAAATAAATACTACGTGTTGTGAAAGTATCTAACGCAGCTTGTATAGCAGTGGAATCATCCGTGCTTCCATCTCCTACAGCCCCAAACCATTGTACATTAATTTTATCCCCTACATCTGCTCTAACCCATACTCCTGTACCTACATTTGCACTTGTATATGTAGGAGTAGTCATATCAACATCTGGGTCAATAACAGTACCACCATCATGGTCTGTTTTATTTTTACTTCCATTCCATATAAAAACACCACCCCCTAGATTAGAATCAGAAATATACTCTTTTAAGAAAGAGATATTTCCTGTAGTTGAGGAGGAAGGGAAACTGTTAATATTTGGGGTAGTTAAACCATCAATACTTCCAATATATGCTACTCCATTAATATATAAATCCTTAAACTTTTTACTATCACTCCCTAGATCAAGTACGTTTGTAGTTTTTGGAAGGGCATTCGTGGCAGAAACTACTATATCATAAGTAGGGCCAATCTTAGTAATTGGTGCTCCTTCTGCTGCAGTACCATCATGGGTATGTCCTGTGGAATTATTAAACGCATTTACTATAGCATCAAATTCATTATTAGTATCTGAAGCTTCAATGGTGTCACCACTTGTATATGTCTCAACTCTAGTATATCCAGTCATACTATCCTCACTAAATTCTCTTACCCATTGTTAATACAGCAGTTAGACCATTGATAGTAAAAGAAGCTGCTGCAGCTTCAGATATAAATAATAAACTTATAACATGTCCACTTCCTTCTAATAATATTTTTTGATTTTGAATTAGAGTACTCCCATAAGTAGCACTACCATAAGTAGCCCCCCCATATACACTCCCGGAAGATATAGCGGTTATACTCACTGGAGTAGGCTGCCCCACTCCACTATCTTCAAAATCATACTTAGCTGTTATATTTAAAGCAGATGATGGTATACTTCCCTCCCCCACTATAGTAAGATATATATAGTGAAGAGTTTTCATAACTGAGGGATCATCAAGATTGAAGTAAGGTGTTTGATAATAACTTTTAATCACACTACCATCGAAAGTATCTCCAGTTTCTTGTTGAAACACATATCCATGTAAATCTCCATGATAAATTCTTTCATACTTATCCACAGTAATTTGTGAAGCACTTGTATATGATTCGATTCCTTTTAACTCACTCCACTCCCACATTAATCCTTGTTCACCATATTTTAAGGTTCCACAAATTCCCCGCTGTTTCGCTGTAGCAAACCCTGAATTAATGTAGAAAAGTCTATATTGGTTTTTATTTCTAATAACTAAACTAGAAATATTATTATCAATTGCAGATTGTCTAATATCTGGAAGTAAAAGTTCTATAGGAGTAGAGATAGTGGTGAGAGCAATATCCCCAATCTTAGTAGTAGCACCCAGTGTTCTAATCCCATCATGTGCTAGAAACACTAAGTCTCCACCAATCTCCTGAATACTCTCCTTAGACATACAACCTATATTCTTTGTGACAGGTTGTATTTGTAACTGAGCAGCTACATCTATTCCTTCTACTACATAAATACTATTCCTACAAAAAACAAAAAGCCTCTCACGGAAGGCTTTGAGTCCCACAATAACATCAGTGAGTTCTATATACCCTGCACTAGACTTAGTGAAGTCATCTAATGTAAACCTCCCACTCCAATATAGAACATTAGGAGCACTGCTATTTCCTGCAGCAATCAACCTATCTTTATACACCTCTACAATAGAAGCAGCAGCAGGGGCTGCAGTTGTAGCAGGATCAAGGGTTGTGTATGTATAAGTAGGAGTTGTTGGATTTGTAATAGTTAGCTTTCCAATATGGTTAGTACCATCAGCTAAATAAATAGTTCCATATGTATAATTACTACTATCTCCTTCATATAGAGCAATGCTATATCTACCAGCACTACTTCTAGGAGAGGCAGCATTTACATCTGTCCATGTTCCACCATCTGTTGAGAAATATACTTGTGACCCCTGACACCTAACAATACCAGTGGCATAAGGGAAAAGCCCCAATACAGGGCTATCTGCTGGTGGTGTATAGGATCCACTATTAGCTCCCCATTTAGCATATCCATTAATTCTTCTATACCCTCCATCAATAGAGGCTTCATAATTTTCTAAGCGAATAGCTGCACCCGGATTTTTATACATCTGGTGGGGATTCTTTTCTCTATCCAGTCCTCCCTGACAGGTTATGTTAAGTACGGCTTCTTGTCCCATTATACAAATACCAATCTATCATCAGAGATATAATCAGGAGTTGCTTGCATCTCTTGCTGCCTCATAGCTCGTAACCCATCCTCCCAATCTTTTAATGACAAAGAAGCTTGTTGAGGATTCTCCTTTCTCTGCCAAGCATAATACCTAGCTCTGGCTACTAATACAGGGATATATTGATCTGGGATTACAAAGGCATCATCCTCTGCACTGAGGGCTACAGGACGTGTATATGCGTAGAAATATATCCTGTATTCCTTGTCAGGAGTTGGAGAAAGCCCTACCCGTCTGTTGTCAGGACTTCTAATAACACGTCTAGGTACTCCATATTGGGGAGACCCACTTCCCTTATCTCTAAGTTCACTCTCAAAGAAATAATCTTTCCATTTCTCTGTAGGAATATATACTAGGTTTTGGTAGGTATAGGGAGTTGATTCTCCTACAACACCTTCGGTGGTTAATACCATCTTCTCCCAATCCACAGCTCCATAGTCATCATTAACTGTTGTAGCGGAAGGGTTTAGAAGATACCACTTAGTTCCTGCTACAGTAGAGATATAAACATTACCATACCCATTGGCTTGAGGAGAATCTACAGAAAGCCAAGGCCATTTGTATACAGGAGCATTAATATCGAAATATGCTCTATTAACAAATAGCTTTACAGCATTCTGGATATTTGTAGCAGAGGCAAAGTTAGTGGAAGTGAGTTGCACTTCATTTAGTTCAGATAGAATTTCATTAACAACTGTTCTAAATGTAGTGGCCATACTCACTAAACCCTCTATTACTAACTATTACTAATAAGAAAGAAAGTATCCCTACTTGTAGAGCAGGGCATCCTTGCCCTTAGGTAGTTATGGTTTAGTCGATATACATAATAGAGGCAGCTAGTCCTTCTGGACGTAACACCTTACGACCCCACACATGTAGACCACGGACAATATCACTGAAGGTAGTGGTGGAACGGATAGTTTCTACCTTAGTTAGTGCAGTGGCAGAAGCAGTGGAAGCCATGTGTCCAGCAAGCACTACATACCCAGTGGTGGTGAAGGCAGTACCTTCAGACGTTGGGGTAGGTAGATTATTGCTCTTGTACATATTAAATCCACGAAGCTTACCAGAGGCCACTAGCCCATTGCGTAGGCTACCACTGCCACCATTGTAATCTACAGAGATTAGCTTGGAGCTAGTGAGTAGTAGCTGCTCATAGAACTCTGGGCCAGCCACAAACCAGCGCATGTCATCTGGCACATTAGCAGCATCTAGGTAACGTGATAGACGAGCCATGACATTTAGTGGATCAACTTCACCACTATCAAAGCCTACATCGATAGGGCCAGCCTCTGAGGCATTACTACCATATACATGGGTAGTGCTTCCACCAACACCATAAGTGGTATCAGCCTCTAGGGTAGTCCAGATATAGCTAAGGATATCTGAATCAACAGCATCCTTTAGCTTATAACCTGCACGGTCAGTGGCGATAGCCTGCCAGTTTACATGGCTAAACTTATCTTCTAGGTCATCAATCTCAAACTGGAAGTACTTAGCCTTATCAATGATAAGGGTTAGTTCTTGGTCAGTTAGGCCAGTACCTGATAGAGTAGTACCACGCAGATAGTCTGATACGTTGATATCCGGTTCTTTAATGATATTAACGGTATCACCATACTGTGAGATTTCACCAGTATAGTCTGTGTTGGTAATAGCCTCACATACCGCTGAGTTACGATAGGCAATCTGAACCTTCTTAGAGAAGATTTCAGGAACCCAGAAGTTATTTGTCTGTCCTGCAGTAGCCGAATTAAAGTTAGTCCGGTTTGCAGTGGTTGTATTCTCAAAATGTGCCATCTCTATTCTCCTAAGTAGCTATATAGCTACCCTCTTACAACCCTCCCTTCTTGATAAGCCTTGTCTATTTCTTTAGACAGCTTCTCATATTCAGAGAGAGATAGGGCAGCAATCTCATTGGTTGTCCACATCTTCTTCTGTCCTTTCGGTACAGAAGATTTTGCCTTTACGTTAATTGATGCAGCAGCATCTGCCACATTAGTTTTAGATTGCACTTCATTCTGTGTAGAGGCAGGAATATTCCTATCTGCTTTATATAGCTTAATTGCTTTAATAGCTAAGGAGGCATTATCAGGATTATTAAATACCCAACGCTGAATCTCATCAGGTTGTTCAGAGGCCCACTCTTGGAAGTCATCACTATTAGTAATTGATTTCCAATCAGGCATCTTAGTATTTAACTCAATAATAGCCTTCTCTTGCTTACTCTTGGCTAGTTCAGATTGTAGTGTTTCTAGCTTAGAGGCAAGTTCCTTACTCTTATCCTCTGCTGATAGATGGGCTACACTCTCAACTACTTCATACAAATCTTTATATGTATTCTTAAATTCTTCTAGTTCTTCCCTAGTTTTTGGTACTGTATATTTTGGAGAACTACCATCTACCAATTGTTTATATTCATTCAGCTTCTTATCATACTGCCTTCGTAAATCACTATACCGTTTCTGCCAATTAACTTTCTTATACTTCTGAGGCTTCTCTTCTGTAATATTCTCAACACTTTCTACATTACTTTCTACATCATCACTAGCTTCTACATTCTCTACTTGCTCCTCCTCTGGAGCTTTATTCTCCTCTGGATCATATAGAGCAGAATCCATACTCTTAAATCCACGTTCTAGTTCTGCAAGTTCCTCCATATCTTTCCGTAGTCTATTACGTTGATATGGATTTGGGGTATAGCTTTCTTCTGCAATCATATACATTCTCCGTAGGGGCTTATAAAAGGTAGCCTACTTGAAAATAGAGGGGCCGTATAATACGGGTAGTCCTCTGCTTAATGCTTACGCTTTACCAACCCACCACACTTAAAATTCATGTCTGGGTTTTCAGGCATTCCATCTGCCTTAGCTTCAGCATCTTCCATCATCTTCTGGAGCTTATCTACTCCAATCTGTTCTACAGCCTTAGCTGTAAACACAAATTCACCATCACTCAAACGAGCTGGGATGTCATCTGAAGTGGGGCCACCCTCTCCTTCCACCTGCCCTTCCCAGTCTAAGGGAAGCATTCCTACAACTTTCTCTAGTACAGGGTAGGTTGAAAAGGCTTCTTCTAGCTCCATCACTTCATTTTCTTCCAACATGTCTCCTACATTTGTCATAATGACATCCATCCCTGTTCCGCCAATATCGGCACCATCCTCCATTCCTTTAGTTAATAAACTATCCATGTCTCCCTCCCCGCCTTCCATGCCCATAGAAGCCCCTGTAGGGGCCATAGGAGGCATATCTCCTCCTCCTCCTTGTTCCCCCATAGGGGGCATAGGCATAGAGCCTCCAGAGGGCATAGGAGGCTGTCCCATTGGGGGCATAGGGGCCACACTTCCTCCTCCAGAAAACCCTTGCACAGGGCGCGAAGCAGCTCCAAACTTATTTCCCATAGATTTATTTGGAGTAGGAGTAGGTGTATTCATAACTAAGCCTCCATCGGCATATGAGTTTTGTTCTGAAAGTTGTTGGCAAGCAGCTTGATCGCCATACTCACAAGCTTTCTGTAAGACAGAGTAGCCACTTTGTTCCATAGAAGCCGCAGTAGTAGATGGGAGTTCATTCCATGAATTTGTTGGCGCACCCGTTGTATATTCATAGGCAGCAGTACCTGTTACAGAACTAATCTCTGGGGTAGATACTGTGGATGTTTTTGGTATTATACTTTGTATTGATTTGGAGGATGTATTAGTATTTGATGATCCTGTTTTACTAGCACTACTCCCAGTATCACTCTGATTATCAGAAGTCTGAGCAGTGTTGACTAACAAAGAAGGAGACACTGTTTCATCAAAGGTGTTTCTTCTCTCCGCTGAGGAAGAAAGTATTTGATCTTTCTGTGCTTGGTTGGCAAGTCTGTTTTGTATATCTTCCTCTGTGTATATAGAAGCCATATCCGTGGGATGTAATATAGGGCTTGTTCCATACTTAGGATTAGTTTCATCTTCAAAGGGATTGTATGTAATATTACCTTTTTCATCAAAGATATACCCTTGCTCTGTGTAAAACTTAATATAATCCTCATATTGTTTCTCTTCTTTAACTGCTTTATTCCATATATGATCCGACACAGGCGCTTTTTCATTAACTTTATTAACAGCTTTCTTTGCCCAAACTCCTGCTTTTTCATTTACGGCTCTATCCCAAGGAGTAAGTGAGGCAGCTCCAGGAAGTTCAAAGGAAGCATCAATCCCTTTTTTATAGATACCATGTGCGTTTTTAAGTAGCTTACTCATATTACATCTCCTCCCGTAATACCTTCTCTTTAAGGCCTTTAATCTTTACCATGAGCTTCAAAGCTCCTTGCACCCTATACAAATCATTTTCATTCTCAGTGAAAGTTAGGACAGAAAGTCCTTGCTCTCTCTCTTTCTCTATCCATTGTAGAAAATCCAGCCATTGTGGATGTGTAACTAACCCTTTCATTGCATAGCCCCTTGTGGAGGCATAGCCATTCCTTGTGCATTACCACTAAAACCAGCTTCTTGAGGCATAGGAGCCTGCCCTACTCCCATTTGTCCTGCCCCTGCCCCTGTTGGGTCTTGTGGATTGGCACCGGGAGGTGGTTGCATAGCTGGTTGTTCTGGCATCATGCCTGTAAGCATAGCCATAACCTGCTGCATATCAGGATCATTGATTAATTCATCAGGATCAATGTCCATACTGTACGCAACTTCCTTAATTAGGGTGGGCATCTTGATGAAGGGAATAAGAGCTGGGTTTTGTGCCACCTGCATGAGGGTCATAAGCCTCTGACTCCTCACTTCCTTCTGCATTAGGCTATGAACACCATTCGCCTTAACCTCCAAGTCTCCTCTAATCCCCAATTCCCCCTCATAAAATGCCATATTCCACTGAAAGAAGGCTTCTCCTAGGGGTTTTAGTAGAAAATCATCCAGATTTGTAACTACAGTTTTAATATTCTGGGTAGCTGCCCCCATTAACATAGACATTCCACTAGCTGTACGGGTCATTCCACTAACCCCAGTTTGTCCATGACTGTATGAAGGCATTCCTGTAGCCTCATCAGCCAATTGTCTAAACTTATCGAACATTTGCATGTGTTCTGTAGCTGTAGAAGGGAACTTAATACCATAAATACTCTGTCCGGGTACTCCAGATACACGCTTAAACACCTTTCCGGGGTAGATTTCCATGCTTTCTCCGGGGGCTAAGGCGTTCTCATCTACATCAAATACTAGATTTCCTGCTAGAGCTAGGTTGTCTATAGCCATCCTAGCATGTCCATTCATAATCATTTGACTATCTTCCATATTTTCAGCAATACCAATGCCGAAAATACTATATGGATTACGTTCATAAGGGAAAACAAGGTATGGGATACGCGCTGGAATGAATGGATTAACTACAGCCCTCAAAACTCTGTTATCACAAACCCAAACATTCACCTGTACTTCCTCCATGTCAGCAAATACCTCTGTATCAATCCCTGTTCCTTCCAAACTATCCTTATCCATCATCCCCCAATACTCCAACACTTCCCATCTTTCATTCACGACAGTGTTATTAGCATCATCTGAGCGAATGGAAAGCTCAAAATCTTCATTAACATAGTTGGGGCCATCAGAAATAGCCATCCCAATTTGCTCTTCATCGAAATAAGGGAGGTTGGTGAGGAGTCTCATCTCACTTTTATTCAACTTATGACGCTGAATAAACCATTCACACTCTTCTTTTGTACGTGCTTCCATATCTGGATAGGCATCCCACACACTAACCCACTCTAGTCTAGGTACTCTAACAGTTTCTGGAGCATACTCACGCTCTCCTGTTTCATTAGTAACCCACTTATGTAGAGTTTTATTGTAATTGAATGGGCCTTTCAATACCCCAGTGCCTAAAAGACATGCTTCAAATAGGGCAGAACGTAGTTCTACACTTCCATTGCTCTCTTCAATCTGATCATGAATAAGCTTTTCCATCTTTCTAGCAGCTAGTTTAGCTGGAGAGACTGTTGGTTTCTGTGGATCAGGTGAGATTCCTGCTGTTAATGTGGCTTCTCCCCCTCCCTCTGTAGACATTTTATCAATTTCTGCCTGTAGAGATTCCATCTCTAGGCTTAAATGTGTAGCTCCGGGAGGAAGTTCTTTGCCATCTCCCTTCCATCCTAGTTTGTTATAGATGGAGAATGGAGCATTAGTAGCGGAAGAAGTGGGGCTAGTATCTTCTAGCAATACTCCTCCCTCAATATCTGCTGTTTTATTATTATCTGTATTCCCTTCTCCAGCATGTGCCCACTCTGCCACACCCTCGGGGAGCTTTGTAGCCTGCACTGTTAGAGGAAAACTACTTCCTCCAAAAACAATCTCCACTAATTGTCCATATCCAGCCAAAACTTTATTCTTCGTAGCCTTAATAAAAACCCTACTCTTCTCACTCTCCCTAAACCTAACATTCTTCCCGTACACTCCTCTGTAATTCTGAAAAGCTCTGAGCCATCTCTCCTCATGAATCTCCCTATCTTGTTTAGCCTTCTGAAACTTCTCCATAATCTTTGCTGCTACAGCAGAATAGAAGGGATTTCCTTCTTGATTAGGATCAGAGAATTCATTTTCAAGGGCAGTGTAGAGAGAGTCTGCTGTAGGAGGAGACAACATATCATCCTCATACTTAGGCTCTGCTCCTAATAAACTACTAATATCCGAATTGGGCATCACTAGGACTCCAAGTGTGAGTATGAATATGGAATTGTTTATGGGCTGCTGTTGCAGCAGAAGGACGAGACATAACTAAATATCTTAAAGCATCATATGCATGATCCTCTGCTTTAGTATCTACATCTTCACTATTAGTTTCTGATAATGGCAGAGTGTATAGTTCTCTAATAAGATTCTTGCACGTAGAAAATATTTGAAGCTTTGGTCTCCCAAGCTCTCCATCAGGCATAATCCTTCTTTTTAGCCTCTGATGAATAGCAACCTTCCCTGCAATTCTATTCTTATCAGCAGGACGCAGCTTTAGCATGTAAGGTTCTCTATTCAATGTCTCTCCAATTGTTGGGCCTGTATATCCTGTTCTATTCCATGCTGCTGTATCCAAAACCCCAGGAATACTCCTACGTTCCTCTGCTTCTAATTCTACAATACGTTGTCCTAAATCTTCCCCTGTAAGTCCTTTCTGATAAAGCTCTTTGTATATAATCAATGTGTCATCTGAAGGATCGAGTGCCCCCCATACAACAGCAGAAGGAGAGGCATATCCATAATCAACTCCTTTCACCCTAACCCATGATGGAGGGATAGTGAATGGGTCTATTACATGATGGTAGTTTGAGAATTCTGGGAATGCTGCCCCTTCATTAATATTCCAATCTCCTTCTAACAATCTCCTTCTCTGTACTTCTGGAAGAGAGCGTAGCATTCTTTCATAATTTCCATCCTTAGCTAAGTAAGGGTTATCATGTAATGTAGCTGGAATAAACTTACGTGTAAGTCCATCTGCTCCTACAAAGGTAGTATTAGGAGAAGCTGGATCAATATATCTACTCTTAACCCACATATGCCCCACGCCCCCAGGGTTTGTAGTAGCACGTAGATAACATTCAATCTCAGGGTCTGTTGTTCTTAAACGTGAGGCTAAGTAGTTCCAAGGAAACTCTGTGGCCAAGTGGGTAAGCTCATCAAAAGCAATGAGGGAATACGCCTGTCCCTGATATCTGTATACATCAGCATCCCTCTCCAAATATCCAAACTCTATTGTAGCTCCTGAAGGGAATATCCATCTCTTCTCCACTTCCTTGTATTTACATCCGGGAACAGCTTGTGGGTAAAGCTCCCTTGTCTTATCTATAATTTCCCTAAGCTCTGGCATTGTCTTTCTTAGAATTAATGCTCTATGTGCAGCCCTATGAATATAACGAAGAGGGTCAATGATTAGGGCAAAACTCTTTCCTCCTCCTGCTTGTCCGCCATAGAGAACATCTGTTTCAGGAGCAGCTAGAAAATCTGTCTGTGGGCCTGCATTTGGTTGGAATACAACCTTCTCCTCTATCTCCTTCACTACCTCTGTAGGGGCTTTAAGAAGCTCCTCCTCTGATACAATCCTCCCTGTCTTACTTGATGTAGAGTGTTTACTTGTTCTATCAATCTTACTAGAAAGAAGTGCTTTCTTTCTCCCTACTACCTTCTTATCTCTCTTCTCCCTCCTAACTTCAGCTAAGGCTCTCCTCTCTCTAGCATTAGCTTGTCTAGGATTTATCTCCCCCTTCTTAGCTCGTAGATAAGCCTTCTCTGCTCTCTTCCTACTATCCCTAGGATCATCTACCTCCTTCCCTAATTCTCTCTGTTCTACTACCCACCTATTCCAAGCATTAACTATTGCCTGATAAGAACATGATAGCCCTGTCCTTGAATTAAACTCTGCTACAGCTTCTCTCGAAGAGAGAGCCTTACTCCCATACATTTGCACAATCTCATCAAAAGCCTCCTTGGCTCCCTCTACATCCTCACACCAATACTTCCCCTCTCCCTTACATAGCTTTTGATAAACTCTACACCGCATCTACAGCTCCAGAGATGTCAATTGCTTTCTTTTCAGGAAGAATAAATATTCCTCCAGAGTGAGAGTGGTTAACATTAACCTCCTCCTTCTTGATAATACCCACCCTATCTAAAATCTCTTTAGCTGCTTGTAGCTTCACAGAAGCTTGTGGGATTGATTTCTCAGAGAGCATTAGTGTTGAAAGTGTGGTGATAGCTTCAGGAGCTTTAGAAAGCAGATAACTCTCAGCAAGCTTAACAATCTCTTGACTAAGCTTCCTGACAACTAACACCTGCATACTAGGGCTATACCCTGCTTCTTTCAAAGCTACAGGAATATTAAACCCATTCTTAACCAGAGAAACTAGAAAGGTAGTTTGTTTCTCTGTAAGCTTTCTCTCTCTCTTCTCAGAGAGAATATCTATTTCTCTAACTATCTCCTCCTCTGAAGGAGAATATAATTCCTTAGACATTCTATTCCTCCTAAGAAGAATAATAATATATTAATATTATCCCCTCACTGCTAGTGAGGGAAGCTAGGGGTATGTCTATAAATCCTAGACATACCAATCTTTTGATAGAGGTTTGCAATACTATGTACCCCTATTATCTAATATATATATAGATATTATATATAATATATATATTATATATACATCTATATAATATATTATATATATATATTATTAGATAATACAGGACTACTCATATTACAAGCCCTCTCTCAGAGAGGCTTATATTGTCATCCAAGAGAATATCCTATACCTAGGTGTAGTTTATCGAACGCTTACGCCAAAGAACTCTTGTGTTAAGAATACAGGAGCCTCCCCCTATATCCTCATAGCACCGCTTTTAGTTCGTTTATCCCCTAACATCATGAGCCAGACAAAGGAAAGGTAATATCTCCATATTCCTTCTACGCCTTCCTTCCTGTCGATGTAGGAGTTAAGGGACTTACGTCCCAAAGAGGTGCCTCTATCACACACCCCACACCCGTACAGAAGCCTATAGCGTCTCCTCCTATAAATTCTTTAATAATTTTCTATAACGCCCTACAACGCTCTCTAAGCCCCTATCTCCTTCCCCCCTATACCTACCCATTACCCACCACAAGAAAAGCCCTCCAGCAGCCTCACAGAAGCGTATAGAGGCATCCATACATACATTCCCCCATAGCCTCCCATGTTGACACCCAAATTTCCCCATTTTTGTAGAAGGGTGCTATAACACCCCGCCGGCCCCCCGGGTGGCCCCCGCCTGCCTGCCTTGCCTGTGTTAGTTGTGTGGGGTTTGAGGGTGTTCTGATTGGATTGATTCGATTTGATTCGATCCTCTTCGATCATATCCATATCATGCTGCTATCTGCGGATATCTTCCTAGGAAGAAAATATTGGATGTTTCACGTGAAACTAGGTATTTTTACTATTAGTAGTTTTACTATTAGTATTTTTACGTATAGGGAAAACCCCAACATCCACCTAAATGCGAATCATTCCCATTTAAATCAATC